TTCCATGAGTTGGTCGTAGTAACGAGGTATTTTTGCATATCGGATGCCCTTTTTAGTCATGATTTGTAATTCGTCATGAGGGAATATATCAGTTAAATATTGGTCGAACCAGTCTTTAGCGATTCCAGGTTTTCTGGACATCGCAGTATATTCTGGATTTCTGGTTGTTATGAGGCCATGTTGGGTAAGGTGAGTGTAGTCGGAATCGGGGCCGAGCTGTTTTTTCATGATGTAACGAGCCACGTATGAAGCTGACTCGTAATTGACGTCTCCAACGTCTGTATTGCCCTTAGCCCAGATTTTCGTTAGTTCAGGTGATGTGTACAGGGTCTTACCATGTTTATTGACTCCGTAGGCCTCCAGGTCGTTAGGTCGGTATCCGAACATGATGATATGGTAATGAGGGCGTTTCGTGAAGTTTTCTCCATACTCTCCGCACATGTAGTACCGGAAGCGGATTCCGGCCTTGCGGAGTTTCTTGAAGAATAGTTGTACCTGGCGATGGTCGAGACTTTCGTCTACTGGGAGATTTTCATCGTTATAGGTGAGGGTGATAAATGAATTATCTGAATGTAGTGATGCCTCGTGCAGGCATCTGACAGCCCAGGTTTTTGCTCGCTCCAGTCTACAGCCTGTACACTGACCGCACGGCAAGCGCATAGGTTCAGCATCAGGATGATGGTCATACTTGAAGCGAATAAGGTTTTTTCCATTGGTCTGCATCCTCCTGGAAGCCAGGAGGGGTTTATAGCAGGCCATTTATAGACGGTACCCGCCACGCATATTATTGCGGGGCAGGTTCCGTTTGTTTACTCGGGTAGCCCCCTTCGTGAACATTTTTTTTGATTTGCGTCGTGACAGTTTCTTGGGTTTTCTCATTGTTTTTCCTCTTTTTCTAAGTGATTGAAAAGCGTAATTTTTTGACCTTTGGGCGGAATGGTGTCACTCCGCACAGTTAGAGACAAGTAGTCTAACTGTATTTAGGCCTCGGTGGGATTGTCCGAGGCGTCTCCATGGGAGCCATTTTCACCCGGTTCAGCAGAGGGGTCTCCAGGCGGGTTGGTTGACCGAGATGGCAAGGAGGAAGGGTCGGCTAGGCCTAGTGATACCATTTCCTCCAGGTTATCGGGATTAGTTGCGAATTCCAGGAATTGCGCGGGATTGTCGTCGAAGCTTCTTCGGACGTGAGCGGGGAGGTCTCCGAATAGTTCATTTGCGAGCATTATTTTATTTTGTGCTTCTTGATAGTCTATCGGTTGTGAGTAGTCCCCGTATTGTGGTGTCTGGTTCTTCATTTGAGGAAGTATCCCGGTTTTGTGATATCTAGCTATTACTTGATTTAGGTCAACATCTGCCTGGAATGCTTTTTTTGTCCGGGTAGGTTTTGTGAATGTTATATCACCAGGTCGAGCCTGGTTTGATGGTGGTGTGCATTTTTTCATTTTGTAATCTCCACTTTATGCGAGCCTGAAGGCGTACGCATTATGTTTGTAGTTCGTGTTGAGGTTCTGGGTTTAGTTCTGCGCCATACCAGGAAGGCGGCAGTATTTTTCATGATGAAGTTAATTATTGCACCTGGTGTAAGGTCTTTAGGAACAAAGCCCATTTTATCCAGGGCGTATTCGTACATGTCAGCCTGGAATTCAGCTTCCATGACTTTAGGAACTTGCATGTGAATTTTATTTGCAACTTCTTTAGCCTGGTTGAATGTGAGCCAGGACTGTTCATCAATGAGTCTTGTTTGTGCTTTGGTTTTATCCTCCTCTGCGAGGGTTTTAGCTGTATTAGCTTGAGTGTTAAGAGTATTGACCAGGGCAGGAATTGCCTGGACAAGCATGTCCGCACTTTTGGCGGTCGTAGATTGAGCAGGTATAGAAGCACCTGCTGGAGTAGATGCACCGCCTTTCATGTAGGCGAGCATCGGGTTTAGGCCTGCTTTTTTCATGTCCTCCATAGAACGTTGATAGGCAGAGGAACTCATGCGTTCCTGGAATGCCATTTGTTCGCGAGAGATATCGCGGTTTGCTTCGTTGGCTTTCTTTTGTCCTAGAAAGGAGAGTGCCGACCCCACAAGGGGGGCGGCTGCTGCTAGTAAAGGTAACATTAGAAGTGGTCAATCATGCCAGGTACGGCATAAGTTGGCATTGGACGAGCTGTTTTTAAATCGATATAGCTGTCCAGGATAAAGTGTGGTTCTGTCGGTACAGCGATGATTCTGTCTAGTGGTGGATTATCCACTATGAATTCCTCGTTTAATACCGGGAGGTTTGCGAAGTTTTGTGCTAAGTGCCATACGTCTAGCGTTTCCGGGTCAGAAGACCGGAATTTAGAAGTTACCTGGGACGGTTTATAGCGATAGTCTGCATAGGCTTCGTTATAGCCGAATACCTCATCGTCGATTAGCGGGTCGTTAGAAATATAAATTTCTTTGTTGAGTACAGGTTGTTCTCCTAGTGCCTGGAAAGCAGGCATATAGAAGTCGAACCTGGTCTGTCTTGACCACATTCGGTTAAGGCCTTGTTGGTAAGTTAAGTCTGCATTTACTGAAATGAATCCTATGATCGTGCAGTGTTCTGTAAATGATTTTGTAAAACCGTGGCCTGATCCCTGAGCAGTTCCGATTCCCGAGAGATTACCCTGGGGAATATCGTCTGTTTGATTAGTGTAAGTAGAGGCCACTGGTTGTACGTTTAGTGGAGTTGATGTTCCGCCCAGGTATTCTGGACGGGTAGCGCGTAGGTCTGGTGATGTTACTCCGAAATGAGATTTCACGATTTCAATGTACCTGGTTCCCGAACGCATATCTTTTTCAAATATACGTTGTATCGCGAATGACTCGCGAAGTGCATTGATTGTTACTGCTGTTGCTTCTGATAAGTCGGCGTAAGCATCGCTTGCGATTCTTATGCCTGTTTGTGAACCCCATTTTACGGGAGTTGCTGCTGCCGGATTTGTTGATGCAAATATATTTCCGTCATTACCTACGGATGCGTCGAATACAGTTGTATTAGTTGAATCATTCCATATCATTTTTTCGTTATTAGATTCGGTTGAACCGAATACGGGTGCTTGCCCACCTATTGGAATTGTTATCGCATCTGATTTCTGTGGTGATGGTAAGCATGAAGTGAAATAGTCGTGGCGCTTTCCGCGCCTGAGTAGTTCGTAGTTTGATAGAGGGTCTGCAGCATCGTCTTTTTTAACGATAACTGAGTCCTGTAGATTTTCATCTTTGAACCATTGATTAAAGATTAGGTTCATTGCACGTAATGGTAGTGCTGAGATTGTTACCTGGTTGGTATCGGTGCCAGGTGGTATGCCCATATAGTCATATACTGACCCGGCCGCGATAGTTCCGCCTGATAGTTTTGGTACCAGGAAGTCCGTTGAGTCTTCTGGGTCGTCCTGTTCTCCCTGGAATCGTTGCCAGTTGTCCCAGATTAAGCGGTTAGGGACTGAGAAGAAGAAGGACGTAATTCTCATGTTGTCCATGATTGGTTTAAGCGGAGTTGCTAGTCGTGCAAACAGTGTCGCGTTGAGTTTGAATGAATCGCCTGGTAATGCTTCATCTACGTAGAATGGAATTAAGTAGGAAGCGTCAAAGCAGGTCTTGTAACCGTGTGAACGGTCGAAGGTAGAGCGCGGTATTTCCGCTTTAGGTACTTGTGAAAAATTATGATTCATGACTGATTTCATTTTTTGCCTCGTTTTGTTAAGAGTGTGAGAATAGCGCCAATAATAAGCATGACGCCTTGAAGTATTGTTGCATTTTCTGGTGAGTTAAGATCGGTCATTTTTGACCTCACTTTTTGACACATTTTGTAAAATGGTGTCAGTGGGAACAGTTACATCAAGTAGAGTACTGTTCCCGCGGTCTTTGACAAGACCTAATTTGACGCCTTCGGCATAGTTTTCGTCGTTGTTTACGAACTCAATTAATAGTGCAGGATCGTTGTTGAAACGTCTGCGTATTGATGGATGGAGGGCATCAAAGCCTTGTTGAGCTTGTGCAACTAGGTTTTGCATGCCTTGAAAGTCAACGCCTGCGAAATCGCCGAAAAAGCCCTTTTCAGTGTTTTCGGGAAGTTTTCCGCTGATTTTTGAGCGGTTGATTATGTCTTGAATGTTGCATTGTGAGCGAAAGCATTGTTGTGTCATGCTTTGCGCTCCTTCGTAGGTAGTTTGTTTTCTGATACGTTTGTTCATGATATTTCTCCTAAGTCATTGATTTTGTTTGTGTTGTTGTTGTCTCCGACGGCTTCCAAACCTTCAGCATGTTCTCTGCCTTCATTGAGGGCAGGGGGTGCCGATAATGGCTTCGCCTGATCTTTTTGCGCTTCTGATTGATTTTTGAGGGCTTCATTCGTGATT